ATATTACGTCCTCTTCAAGCCTGTAAAGTACATCGATAATACGCTGTTCGTGCTGATCGGCTAATTTATCTAATATTCTAGACATTATAGGGGGAAGTCTTTTTTCCAAGCTTTTATAGACCAGAAAGCAGGTGATAATGATTTTTGCCCTTTTACCTCTTTCAAAACACCACCCATTCTAGCTAAGAATGACTTTTGTCTTGCAGGTATGCTTTTCTTGATGGACATTCCCCTAGCACCAAATGTTACTTTATTTATTTTACCAGTAGATTTGTTTTTTACATATACACCAAACTTTTTACGCTTAGATTCTTCCGTAGATAATCTGAAAGGCTTATTAAGTTTTACGTCTTTACCTCTATACTTTGCCATTACTTCTTTTTTCTCTTTGTGGCTCTTTTAATAATATCTTTGTCGAATGTACCAGACCTACCCCTGCTAATTAGCTTGTTTACTCTAGCCATCGCCCAAGCGTTCATGGGTATTCTGGGTCTTGACCCTGCGGAAAGAAATGCACCTTGACCCCTACGAAAACTAGCTTTTAAATCTGTTAAATTGAATAATTTTGATTTCTTTGCTTTTGCTCTAAGTGTTGCTAAAGTCTTTGCTGATAAAGGTTTCCTTCTTACTGCCATTATGCCCTGTTTCTTCTCTGTAGTAATGAGCGTGGTATTCTTGCACCTGCTTTATACAAGGCACTTACTTGTTTCAATAAACTCGCTCTAGCACTTCTTTTTGCACCTTTTAGACCAGATAGATATTTTTTAGGAATACCAGTTCTTTTGTCTTTGGGTACTTGCCTACGTTTACGCTTCTTCTTCAACTGTCTGTCCTTCTACTTCTGTTGTTTGAAACTGCCCTCTAACTGTCCTAGCGGAGTCTATTTCTTCATTTATTGATTTTATCATTTCGCTATCGTCAATGACTGCCTGTGCTATCTGTTTATCTAGTTCCTTGTTGAATGTTTCGGATTTGATACCACTAGCTTTAGCCATTTGTAAATATTGTAGGTCATTCGCCCAATCTCTTATATCAAACGTATCGGGATAGTTTATAGACCCATCAAACTGTTTATCTTGCCACATAGCAAACAAACCCCATATCTGTTCTTCTGCGTTCTCAAGATAATCCGCTTTCTCTGATAGTCTTGCGTTCAATAACTGGAATTCTGTTTGTAGAGCAATGCCACTAGCTATCTGTGTGCCTGTTGCCCTTACTGAACCCATGTGTGTTATCCTGTCTATAGCGTCTACTTTGTTTTGAATACACTTCATTATTCCATCTAGGTTCTGACCGCTAGGCTGTATTATGTAAGGCTTTAGGCTTGCTTCTAGGTCTTCTGGTATCTCTATTATCGCTCCTGCACCTGCACTCGCTTCAACATTAGGTGTTTTAACTAAACTTGGGTGGTTTGCTAGCCTGATAAGCTGTTCTTTTTCGGAATAGTCGTTGTAAATAGATTGTTGTAAATAAGCAACATCCGCAAGGTCACTAATCCCTATTGGTCTTTTAGCACCCCTTAGATTGTAGACATTAACCGCAGGTATCTTTTTTATTGGGTTTATTACTTCCTCTAATAGTCTTGCATCCCCTTCTGTATATTCTTCTGAATAATCTTCAACCTCATAGGTGCTGATTGTTTCTTCTGTGAATACTTTAATTATTGCTCTGTCTGCGTTTATATCCTCAACCACCATGAGCATATCCAAATAGAACCTTCCACTAGCTGACCGCCTGTAATTCCAGTTCACAACATTTTCTGGGGTGTAAATACTGACATAGGGTCTAATGTCCTGTGCTAATTCTTCTGCTCTTGTCTTAGCGTTTGACTGTGGCTTATCAATAATGACCCAACAATTACCATAAATACTAGCGTTCATTTGTACTTCACGCATTACAGTATTGAAGTTTCTACCATCTAAATCCGCATCCACTAAAAATGAACTTAACTGCTCATCACCATCTAGTGACCCATAATCTCTTGTTGGGGGAACACGCCATAAAAAGCTTGTGTATATCTGTACAACGTTCTTACAATGGTTATCTACTGGTGTGTGTCTTATTCTTGCGTCATATTCTTCGGGGGACTCTAAAACATAGCGGTGTAGGTAATAGCCGTTTTTATAATCATTACCGCCCAAATAGCTACGAATGTAAAACTCCCAATTGGATATGTTAGCGTTCCAAAGATCGTGTTTGCTTGTAAGTGTATCCCTGTTCATCAACTCCACCTTTTAGGTTGGCTAGGTTCAAAATTCCTTTTAAGTGGGAAATTATACTCTACTAAGTACCCCAGAGCATCATTCATATGATCGTAACCACTATCTTTGTCAGGAATGTGCGTACCTTCCTTATATATTTGACGTTCTATGCTTTTGATCGCATTTTTACAGGACTTAACAATAAACAAACTATTTTTACCATTTACATTCTTCAACTTAGAATTTACTGCGTTTATCCTATCCCTTACCAAAGGTGCTGTACTTCTACATCTTACATCAAAACCATTATTTTTCAAAATAGCTAAATCGGTTAATCCACCTGCACTAGTTTTTCTTTGCCTAGCTGATGGGTCTGGATAAACCACTATTTGAACATTCTTGAATCTGGTTCTAATCTCATCACATATTTCATTAGTATTACTACTATATATTTGTATCTCATCTATCATAAAAATTCTATCATTTTCTATAACGCATATAACCGCACTCATAGGGTCAACATTGAAGTCTAAACCTATATGTAATATTCCTGTGTTCTTCTTGTACTTCTCCACAATGTTTTTATCTCTACTAAAGTTGTAGTAAATCATTCCAGAATAATTAACAAAAGTTGCTTCATACTCTTGTTGAAAGGTTCTAAGGTCTAGGTCTTGCTTTGCTTGTTCGATTTCGTCTTCTGATACCTGTTCGCCCTCTAGTGTGGTGTACTGAAAGCTTTTCCAGTCTTTATTTGTTTCACCCATCTTGTATAACTCGTAAGACCAGTTACCAAACCCTCTTGGACTACCACAGAATAAAGCGTGTCCTTTTGTGTCGGACAATGTAGGTCTTAGCACCTCAAACCATGTTTCTTTACTGATATCTGCAAACTCATCCATTACTAAACCATGTAAGCCAACACCCCTTAATGAATTTTCGTTATCGCTTCCCCTAAGTGTTATCTGGCTATTATTCTTAAGTGTAATAGTTAAATCGCTATGGTTTATGCTTTTTACCCATTTGTGCTGTATCATCTTTTCTTTAAGAACACCCCAACAGATAGCCTTTGCTTGTCTGTAACTGGGTGCAACATACCAAACCTTTTTATTGGGTTGACTCGCAAACTTGGCTAATTCATTTATTGCAAGATATGTTTTACCAAACCTTCTACCTGTAATCAGCACCCTAAATCGTGAGTCATCTTTAATTACTTTTTTCTGTGGTGTTGTTAATGGCATTAATCAGCCGACCACACTAGCGGTTCATCTAAATCTGTTGTTTCTAACTTATCTTGTTGACCTAAAATATTCTTTCCTAAGAATATCTGCATGGTCACATTCCCCTTTTCAGCACTTCTCCATTGTAGCTGTCTAAGACGCATTTTCATCTCACTACGCCCTTTTGTCATAAATTCCGAATAACTCTTTTCTAATAGGTCTGGTGAACACCCAAAAAAGTCTGCCATTTCTTTATTTGTACAACCAAATTTAGAAAGCTTTTGTAGCTGTTTTGTATCTATATTATACTTCTTTGGTCTTGCCATCCTATTTTTACCCTGTAGTCAGGTGGTGTGGCATAGCTTCTCAAGGTTCAACCACTAATCATTGTACTGCTACAACAAACAGTCCTTAACTATGTCAACTGATGCCACAAATTAGATTTAACAATAAATTATTTGTTTTTAAAGTTTTTTCTTGTTTTCTTTTCTTTGTTTATCCGCAAGTTTTTTCCATTTCTCAACTGTTTCCTTTTTGAAAACTCTAGTGTTCCTTTGATTTGTATCTGGAACTATAGGCTTTAGTGCAAATATTTTTTCGTAATCATTATCCATTATATCCATCCTATTGTTGGTGATTCAACATTACCTTTTGACCATACAAACCATGCTAAAGCCAACATACCACCGCTATAAGCTTCACCATTCTTCATTATTAACTTTCATAAGGCTTTCGGTTGACTCCTCTGGTGTTGCATAGAAATCATTTTTTTCCCTGCTATCACCATACCCTATAATTTTTTGTGCTTTACTCATGGAAAATTGTAATAATAGTTGATGACGCTACGACAATTCTTTTTATTCACTATAGGGTCACGCACTTGGTTGATGGCTGTGGCTAAAGCTAAACATTCATCATGATTATCAAAGACTAGGCGGTGAACTTCAACACTAGCGGTTTCTATATCTTTGATAGTTATGAGATACATTGTGAATACTATGACCTCTAGCATTTATTTTTTTTCTTGTGTTGATGATACATTTTTTTATTCAACTCGTTTCTAAGTTCTTCTAAATCGTAAATAGCATCATTTAAACAATCCATTTTAATAACATCGTCCATTTCCCGAAATGCTTTTTGTGGTCTTGCAACCGCTTGTTCAGACATTTCTTGATAATTTATTGAAATGATTTTTTTCATAGCCACCCTCTTAAATCTAAATATGTTTCGGCTTGTTCTTTGGAGAACTCACCATCTTTTATAGCTTTCTGTACTTCCTCAATATGTTTTAAAGCTTGTTGCGAGACATAATTCCTAGACCTTTTTTCTTCTACAACCTTTTTATAGTCTTTGAGTCGCAAGGGGTACAAATCAACCTTTTCTGTGCTTAGTGCTTTAGGATTTTCATCTTCATACTTCTTAGCGGATAGCCAATATGCAGGTTGTTTAGCAAACTTCTTATCTTCTACCGATTTATAATATTTATTATACATATCCGCTAGTTCTTCTGGCTTTTCTATCCATTCGTCTTCTAGCTTCATGTAATTCTTTTCAGCCGTTCCTTTAGATACTTTATTAGCTACCTTATCCCAAAATTTTAAAAATGAGGGTGCATAACTTACTTTGGTTTGTTTAGCGGTAGGGGTAGGGGTAAGGGGTAGGGGGGTTTTATCTAGGTTAGCTTTAGGTTCTGTGCTAGGTTTTTTTGGTCTACCTCCAAGCTTACCATTTTCTTTTGAAGCTTCCATTCTCCTTGAAATATAAAGATATTCCTGTAGTTGTCTTTCATTTTGGTAGTGGTCATTAACAAGCACAAAGAACTCTTTTATGACGTTATCACAACTTTTTTTCTCGTTATCTGTGAAACAATTGGCTATTCTGTATTGTGTATTTGAATCATTTGGTATCCCTGCACACCGCTTGTTCCAGTTAAAGCATAAAAGCCTTATGTATATTCCTACTTCTTCATTTGTAAGGTGTTGCGTACCTGCAACAAAGTCTTCTGTGAATAAATACCATGCTTTCATTTTCTGCGTTGGTTTTGAATTTTCGTGTATAATCATTTTTTCGAACTCCAATTTAGTTTATTGTAACCCCTCTAAGCATAAACCTAAAGGGGTTTTTTGGTTTAGTATCCCCATACTTCCTTTCTAGCGTTTAGAACTGTCTGTTCTTTCCATATCCAATTATCAGGATTAGGCACTAACGAGTCTCTAACGTTGTCTGGGGTATCAACAGTTTTAAGGTAATTACCCATAACTTTGAGAATATGCTTACATATCCGCATAGGTTCAGAATAATCATCTAGCGACATAGCAATAAATTCAGCATCTTTAGTCTTAGTTGGATTTTTGAGATACCATAGGTGCTGAGTTGCGTTAGTAGCGTGTTGATATATAGATTGTTGCATTGCGTGAGAAATACTAACCCTTTGCGGTAGGCTTTTAGACGTTTTCAAATCAATATAAAAATCCTCTTTAGTCTTTTTATCCTCAAAATGAAAGTCGGTGTAACCCACAAAAGGTATGGTATCTATATCTAATTCTACCTTCTTCTGGTAGGTCAATAGATTCCAAGTGTAAGCGTATTTCTGAAACTCCTTAGTACCTAGCTGTAACAGTGGCACTAAGTTATTTCGTT